TGTGAGTGAGCTAACGGAGTTCTTGCATTACTTAAGCGGGCATCGTTACCCTCGCACACGGTTCCGGCAGCCGTACCAAAATCTTTATTAAAAGCCGTTTTTTTAGTAAATGCAGGTTCATAAGTACCCGCATGATTGTGGTTTGATGGTGATGCCCCGACTTCGCTTGCAGTGTAACTCGGTTTATTGGTAGCCTTAGCCCAGGCGGGTACATCGCTGGCGGGCATTGAAGTAGGAAAATCACTGATCTCAGACTTCTTATGAGTATGTGCTTTCGGTGTACGAGCATCACTTAAACGAGCGTCATTACCTTCGCATACAGTCCCGGCAGCACTACCAAAGTTCTTATTAAAGGCTGTGTTCTTAGTGAATGCGGGTTCATAAGTTCCAGTATGGTTATGATTAGTAGGAGAGGCCCCGACTTCGCTTGCCGTATAGGTAGGTTTATTGGCAGCCTTTGCCCATGCGGGCACGTCACTTGCCGGCATTGA